GCTTAATGTTGGCGGTTGCGGAAATTGCGGTGTAATTTGCCATGATCTACCTCAAGCGAGAAACTTCAGTTTGTAAATCGTCGAGAGGTACAACCCCACGATCTCATCAATAATGTTCTGTAGTGGGCTGTCTGCCTTGTCCACTACCTTGTACCGCATTGCTTCAATCTCTTCGACCTGCGCCTGCAGAAACTCCAAAATGTTGCCTGGCTTCTTGGTCGACTGCAGCGAAATCGCGCCAATCAGACCGTGCCGGCCTTGGTAGGCTTCCGCAAACTTGTCCGCCAAATCCACCACGCCGTTGTAAAACTTCTGCAACGCCTTGTGTTTGGCATAGCTGCGGGTGTTCAGATGCACTGAATGGGCCACATCTCGGCCCAAAAACAGTATCCCTACAAAGTTTGCGCAGCTCATGCCATCGGCTCCTCGGGCGGCATATTCATCATTTCCGGCGGCATTTCAGCGCCACTTGGCGGAATCATACCCATTTCTTGGGGCATTTGCTGCATTTCTTGGGGCATCATGCCCATTTCTTCCCCCATCATGGGCATTTCGCCCGGCAGCTCCAGCCCACCCTCGCTCATGGCCAAGTCGCCGGTCGACATGACGTCGCGCAGCGTCTGCATGACAACGTCTTGCACTTGGTCGGGCGACATAGCAGCCCCGATGAGCGAGAGGCGTTGAGTCTCGGCTTGGTACGCCTTGATCTCGGCTTCGAAGTTCTTGCGCTCCATGTCTTGGACTTCGACCGACTGATTGACGCTTTGCAGCATCTGGTGCAGCTGATCCATCTCCTGCGACATGGCCTCCATCTGCTGCTTGGCCATCTGCATCTCGGGCGACTCGTCGCTGTCGGCCATAATCTTCGGATCGATGATCTTGGCAAAGCGTGCAGCCATTTCCTGCGCGCCTGGCCAGTCCATGTTCTTGATGAACAGGTCGCCGGCCACTTGCCAGAGCTGCGGGTTGGACTGCAGAATCATGCCCATCGCATCCAGTGCCTCCTGACGCTTAGTCATGTAGGACGGGCCGGTGGTTACCACCACGTCGTACTTACCGACGTTGGGGTTGTAAATCTTGTCGATGACGATGTTGTTCTGGTCGCGTATCTCCCGCACAGGCTCTTGCTGTGTCGGGTCGAGCTTGGCCATGTCGGTCTCGCCGTCCAGACCAATCACGCGAGCCACGCGCTGGGTATCGTAAATCTTCGGAATCAGGTCAACCAGCTGGCGCGTTACGTGCCGAACAGCGCGTGCCAGATTGTCCACGTAATGATAAGTGCCAGTGTCAGACTGACGCTCTCGCGCCAGAATCGCCTTGCCCGAACGCTCATTGGATGTCGCTCCCAGACTGGTGTCGTACTGCCCCGTGGTCGACTTGATGTCGTCGGAGGCGCCCATTTTGGCTTGAATCAGACCGGTCTGCGGCAGTGGTGGCGCTGCCCTCTGGGGCAACGGCAATACCGCACCCGAGCCATCGGTCACGTCCGGATTGACCTCCAAGTACGGCCAGTTCTGCGTGTTGGCCGTCTTCCACTGCATCTCGTAGCCTTCAAACTGACCACCGTAACCAATGAACGGCGCTTTAGGCGCCAGCGCCAGCATCTCGGCTTCTTGGCTTGTCCAGTAGTTGTACATGCGCTGGGCGTCCTTGGCATTACGCACCAGACCTGAGACGTACAGCTTACCGTCGACCTCAAACTCGTTACCTACGACGCGCACGATCGGGATGTACTTGCCTGCCCAGTCGTTCTCTTCCAGCATCTCGTAGCCGTTGGTCTTGCACCACTTGACCCGCTTGGCGTCCACTTGACGGGTGCGGATGGGCTTAATACCCATCTGCTTCATCTGTTTAGCCTCGGGCGAACCCTCGAAAGCCGTGATGTTGCCGGGGTAGAGATGCAGCGTCGCCTTCTCGTACTCAATGTAGTAGTACTCGGCAATACGGACTGTATCCTGATTGATCCAGACCGAAATCGACTGGTCACCCACGCCTTGCGACTGCAGTGTCGAGATCGGGCTGGCGTTAGGGAACATGCGCTCGTAGTCCGCGCGCTGCAGGTCTTCGGTCACGAAGCACCACTTGGCGTCAGACCCACACGGGTCTTGGATCGTCGGATCCATGTAGACGGAAAAGCTATTGCGAATGCGTGCGATCTTGATGTCTTGATCAAACGTGTCGTCGTCGCAGTACTCGGTCAGGATGCGGATGTAACCTTCGCCGTAGCTGACCTGGTTCTCGCAGGCGGTGTCGTAGGCAACGTCGGCATCCGAGATGTACTCGATGTGCCTGACCATGCCGTTGTAGATTTCGGCGACTTCTGGGTCGGCGTTGTCGTCAGCGGGTATAACTTTGCCGCTCGGACGGTTTTGTCTTTGGTCATTGGTGACCTGTCTTACGTGTTGCGGCAGCTTGTTGATGGTCAACGTCGGGCGCGCATTGATCGTCTGACCTTGCACTGCACCACGGGTCGCCAGCACGTCCGCTGGCCATTGCCAGTGATTATCGGGCGATCCGGCATAGAAGCGCAGGTCGTCCAGCTCGTCTTCCCGGCTTTCAGACAGCGCAGAAATGGCCATAGTCAGCCGTTTTCGCATGGTCGCGAGGACGTCTTGCGTGTCTTTTTTGATGTCGTCGGGCGGTGGATTACCGCCAATATCGGCGACTTTTGCTGCCTTGTTTATGCCGGTATAGTCCATTTATTTCGTCTTTTTGGCCGTTTTAGCCGATTGTTTGAACGCTTTGTCGGTTGGCGCGCCTGAAGTGCCGGGTTTGCGCATCTTTTCGCCCGAACCTTCCTTAATTCGCTCGCGTTTTGCGTGAATATTTGCGTACAGCCCAGGTTTTGACGCCATTTTAACGTACCCCCATAAATTGACGTAAACGTTTTACGTAATCTTGCTGTTCTGGCGTCGGCGTTAGCGCCGATGGGTCGCCAGACAGAATACGAGCGGCCAAAGTTTGCCGAATATCGTCAATATTGCCCGTGCCGTACTTAGCAAACGCCTTTTCTTGCTCCGGCGTTAGCGCGTACCGTGGCGCTTCCATCATTCCGCGTCGCATATGTACCCGCGCCGCCTCATTTAACTTGACCGCATCCTGCTCTTGCGGCTTTAACGTGCTGTACGGGTTCAGAATGATCTTGTCATCCTCTGCGGCCATGCCTGCTACGTGCGGGTTCGCCTTAAAATACTGCAGCTCCGACTCGTACGGCTCCCGCATCCCTACGCCGTAGACGCCTTCTGCGTACCCTGTCACATTGCCCGGCATGTCACGCCCCCATCCATCCAGTTGCAGCGGCCACTCTTGGCGTGTAGCCGTCGCTGCGACGCGTTGCACGCTCAAAACTCGATTCTCGGCTCGCCATCGGGAACGCGAACGTCACCGCTAGGGCGTCGGCTGCGTCTGGTGACGCCAGCCCGCGAGACTTCATCTCTTTCTTGCCTTCCAAGTAGATCGTACCCGACGAGTCGGGCTTCTTCATGGGGCCTGTCAGGTCAGCCTTCAGCTGCCGATCGTTTGGGATGCTGGCCGTCTTCAACCAGTCCTTCATCGCACCCCAAATCTCAGCCCGCTTGTTGCCGTACATGACCGGCTTGGATGACTTCCAACCGAAGTTCACTCCCCGCACCTTGTATCGCTGTTCTTTTAATCTGTCAAGTATCCCGTAGCCCAGACCCCCCTCGTCGATCACGGTCAGTGCTGGCCGGTACTCCTCGATAGCGTCGATCACCCGGCCCACGGTCGTCATGGTGTCCTCGCCGTGGTAGCGCTTGATCGCAATCAGATCGCGTCCTTGTCTGACGACGATGACGGTCGCGTCCGCGCCGCCTCTAGCTGGGTCAACGCCGACAACAATTGGCGCCGTCTCATCCTTGTATTTTGGCCGATTGGCGGCGTCGTCGACAGTACTCGCACCAATAAACTGATCTTCGCCAGCTGATGGAAACTCTCCGTAGACCTCAACCCTAGCCTGCGGCGAATCCTCGCCATATTCCGCAATGATCTGCTCATATACCTGTTTGTCCGTGTCTTCAACCGTTCGGGAGTCGATGTTCTCCGTCTGCCAGAAGTTACGCTTGGCATGGAAACACTCGTAGAAGTAGCCTTGATTACGCCGGGGGTTGGAGAACGCGAACCAGTACCGGTCTAAGATGGGCTCGGTGAAGAAGCCCGCACCGACCGACCAGATGGCGTCCGGTATGCCGCTTGCCTCGTCGAAGATCAGCATCATGCCGTCGTGGTTGTGGACACCGGCGTAGCTGTCCGGATTCTCCTCCGACCAGAGCTTACCTTCAGCCGCCCAGTAGCGTGTGCCCTTCTTCAAGTCGCGCTCGACCAACTCGGTCAGCCACTTGGCGGGAACTAGCTTAGTCGCGCTGGACTCCCACCAGTGGTTGTTGATGACCATCGTGGCCCACTTCTGGAGTTCACCCCATGTGACCGACCGGAGCTGCGCTTCACTGTTGGCGCTGACGATTACGGAAGACCCGATGCGG